TTGAATTTGTCACTTAGTACTGTGGCGTCTATGGCTTCTCTGTCTGTGGCCAATGTGTAGTCCGTGACTTGGCCCAGCACGCTGTAGGTCACATCGCGTACAAGGAATTGAATGGGTAGTGGACTGCCGACAAAGTCGACAAGAGGATACTCGTTTGCTCGGTTGTTGTTTATCGCATCTTCGAACTGGTTGTAGAAGCGGAGACCGCCAACTGCATTCACATTGACGTAGGCACTGATGCTCGCCTCGATGACACCTGAACTCCAAACTGACGGGTCAAAGCACAGCAATCCTCGAGGGTCACTAGTCAGGATATCGACACGGTCGCCCGTAAGTAGATTGTCACCTGAACTGTCGAAGCTGAATCGGTTCAAGCTCGTGTTGACGTCCTCGGGAGCGATGCGGTCTGTCAGCTCGCCTACCTTTGCCGAGATAGCGCGGCGCAGGCGGACGTTACCTTTTGCCCCGAGGAAGAAAGTCATGAGATCACACCATCCGCAATGAAATCTCCATCGACTGTGAATTGGATCGGTACAGAGACCAACTCACCGGTGCTGACCCCAATCTGAGCTGACGTGATGTACGCAAAGAATTCGACGTCATCGTTGGCTGCCGACCCGATCCGGAGCTTGAGCTTCACGCGATCCGCTTCGGTGACCGCTCCCACTTTCTGAATCTTGCCCAGGAGCGCTGTGAATTCCGATAGGTTCGTCGCCTCACCAGCTTCCAGTCGGTAGTAGAGGAGTGTCGCGCTTCCGCTAGCGGCCTTGATACCGGGTGTGTAGGTGCTAGCTGTGCTGTCTACCGTGGTCGTTGACAGTAGTTCGACACTCGTGTCCAGTGACCAGTCCCGGATTTTAGCTACCGGCTTATAGGCCGTTCCGTCGTAGTACTCGAGTTTTCCTGTCCGGCCCGTGTAAAAGCCCATGGTGCGGGACTGCTAATACGTCAGATTAGCGAACAGTAAACTGAGCATCATTGAAATCGGCTATTAAACTAAGAGTGGTCGAGCCTGATTCCTCGCATGGATGCTCGATGGCTTTAACACTAACTTCTCCTTCCTCGTCCATTTGAACCTCTGTGATCCGGAAGACGCGCTTACGTGTGACGGTCGTCCCTAGCACAAATAGGTGACCGGCGTAGCCCGCGAGTGCGCTCGCTGTTCCACTGCTTACTGTCACCCCGCTGACAGTGGTTACACCTGTCCCTGACTGGTAAACCAATGCCGTGAAGCCATTTCCGTTAAGAGTCCCGCTACTCAGTGGTGTGTTGAGGACTCCGCCGGCTTCCACGACCCCTGTCATGACATTGTCCCACTGGTTTTCCCCGAGTGCGACATAGATGTAGGCCCCCGGGCTCAGTGGGCTGTTAGTCGGGAACGTTGAGAACTCGATGGCGCGACGGATGTGGCGGCGCTGGTTGCAGAGCAACTTGCCGTATTTGATCGCTTGGTCACGGCGGGTGACAAATTGAGAGAGATCGAAGGTCTGACGTACAGCGTTCGCCTCTGTGACGCCGGTCCGGCTGATCTCGACGCTGCTGTTACGGGGGAATACTCCGTCGACCTCGGTGTCGCGGTAGATGACCGAAGCGATCACATCCTGGACTGAGCTGCCGTAGTCGATGAACTCTTCTTTGTAGGAGTCCTCAAGGATGTTGCCCTGGTTGAACAGTGCGGTGATGGTGATGGAGCGGGTGATGTTGCCAGCGTTGTCGCAGGGCACTGCAGGGACGAGCGTCTCCTTGCCACCGATACGACCGAGTTCGAGCAGACTGAGGGGTGCCACTTCGGCCCAGAACTGACGCCACGGCGTCTGGTCTGCGATCACCCCGTCCATAAACAGGGTGTTGCGTTGACAGAAGCGCTTGGCGAGAGCAAGGGCCTGGAGGTCGATTCCATCGACCTTGGCGAAGCGACCGATGCCGTTCTGGCCGTCAAGAATGGTGTCGAGGAAGATGTCGGGGGCGTAGCTGCTCGAGCCATCGGGCTCGGTGGGATAGGTGCCGTCATCGCGCAGCCGGCGCAGCATCTTGCCCTTCTGCACGAAGACCGAGATCGAACGCAGGTCTTGGATGCCTTGGCCGCTGTAGGCGTTGAAGCCGAGGAGGGTCAGACCGTTGTAGAGGTTGGGGTAGTTGGCGAAGGCTTCGGTGCGCTGCTCGGTGACGGCCGTGATCGCCAGTTCTGGTCCTTGGTCGAAGCTGAAGCTGAGCTGTGTGTCTGAGAACATGGAGAACAGTCCCCATTCGTCAATCTCGGAAGGATTAACGTTCACTGGCGGCAGCTTTCCCTTGCGGCTGCGAACAGTCCCTAGGAAGGTGAACTGACCACCAAGCGGACCGGTGACCGACCGCACGTCACCACTATTTTCGATATAGGCAAAGTCGGCATTGCCGTGATAAGACATTTCGGCGCCAGTGTCGGCGATGGGCTCGAAGCGGAACTGCCACTTACCGAGGTTGTCGTCGGCGATGAACTTCAGAGAGACGAAGTTATCTACGTCCGCGCCGCGGCGGATGGTAAAGATGTAGGGCACACGCTGCCAAGCTGCGTCGGTCGTAGCCGTGCGGCGATACCAGACCCAGAAGAACATCGACCGCAGCTTTATGCCGTTGTCGCTGATCTTATAGTTGGACATACTCACTTCGCCGTACTTCTTGGCGCGGCCTTGTACACGCTTGAACACGCGGGCCTTCAGAGCAAAATCCACAACCCGGCATTCTGTGATGGTCTCGTACTTAGCCTCCTCGGACTTCACAAGGCATTTTACATTAAACCAGTCGTTCCACTTCTCTGGGTTTTTGAGATAGTCTTTGAGGTTATTGATTCGATTCTGTGCATTGCTGATTTGCGAGCGAAGGTTGTTGTCACGGTCCGCCATGGCCGGAAGATTAAGGTTGTTCGCATCGGCTGTCAGCTGCGCAATCTCGTCGTTTAGATCGCGCTCGCGGCGGTTGAGATAGCGCTTTTCCTGCTTGAGGGTCTTGCCGCGTCCTGGGATAACGCCATCGGCAAAGCCGTACTGGCGGAACGCAGAATCCAGCTTGGCCTGCGCCTTCTTGATGTTCTTGTTGACTTCCGCTAGCTCAGAGCGCCATGCCTTGATCTGGTTTCTGTTGCGGTTATTGCTGGCTTTGTCCAGCTCATCCTCAATTGCATCGCGAAGCACCTTGCGGCGATCCCGGTGACCGTCTACGCGATTTGCGTAGTCGACCACCACTGGATCGTAAAGCTCAGCGTTGTTTAGTAGGTTGTCGATCTCGGCTGAAGACCACTTGCGATCTGTCAGGTCGTCGATCAGGTCCTTTAGATCTGCGATCTCCTGTAGTTTCCGCTGCGCCTTGTCTCCTATGCCGTCCTTCAGGATTGGCTCGTTTTTCAGCAGCTGCTCGTTAAGAGCTGCAATCTGCTTCTCCAGCAAAACGATCTCGTCGTTTGCCTCGTCCTCGTTTTGCTTGAAGTTGGTGGTGCCGTAGTCCTCGGTGGGGCAGATGCCACTTTCAATGCATTCGAGCTTGACGCGCATCGAACCATCGTCTAGCTCGACGTTTCTGATTGGCTGTGCGACCTTAAACAGTGCGCTACCGAGCTTGTAGGTGCTGGCTGCGTCGATGTAGCTTGAAAGCGAGCGGCGAAGTTCGGCGGCGGCTTCCTCGACATCATCATCACGCCTGGGAACAATGCGCTTGAACACCAGCGTGAACACCGTGCCCACCGGGACAACGGTGCGGGTGTCATCGAGCACGTCGCGCGGCCAGTAGCGGCCGAAGTCCTCTAGGTCAACGCCAAGCTCGGCCCTGATGCGCTTGCCGTCTTCGTCGCGGTCGTAGTAGTTGACGTTGATCGGGATGGGGGCGTAGACGCCGCAGCGGGTCATCGTGCTGGGGGAGAACGCTTGGCTAAAGCCCTCGGTGTAGCTGTCGCCTACAAGATTGGCTCGGTAGGCATAGTCGCCCGGCGCCTGGCCGTCGCGGGTGGGATCGGTGGTGCTGCCGGTTGGGCGGAAGATGTCGGCGTACTGCAGTGGGCGGTTGTGGCCGAAATAAGTCCAGTTCTTCGTTGCAGCGAACTGGCGGATCGGGGTTTGTCCAAATGCGATGCGGGCTGTGGCGATCTGCTGGATTCGCGAGGCGCCGATTGCCAGCAGCATTTGCATGAACTGGCTTGAGCCCTCGCTGTGGACTGAACTCCACAGCAGCGAGGTGGCCATGCGCACGCCGCCGGTGGTGTTGTCGTCCACGTTGCAGTAGACGAGGTTGACCGTGTCGCCGTACTTCGCCAGCTCCTGCTGGCTGTTGAAGCCGAAGCGCGGGGCAAAAACCTGTTCGCGGCGTGTTCTTTGATTTTTCTGCTCAGCTTGTTCGGGTCTGCTAAGAACTGCGGCAGCCACTTGAAACAGTGTCCCCACAATGGTGAGGACTAGCGCGATGGTACCGACCTCGGCACGCACTTCCTGCAACTTCTCGGCTGGAGCGATGCTGCAGTCGTGCTGCACGGCCAGGAAGGCGAGGTAGTCCTCCTTTGAGATCCCCAGGGTCTGGATCAGCTGATGCTCGTATGGCAGCAGGCGGCGCATTAGCTGTCCATCCAGAAGTAGCGGGCTATCCCAGCAGGGATAGGGGCTTGAATCACATTCTGACGAGGTCCGATACAGAGGACTCGGTCTTCGACACAGGTACCTAGGGCCATACCGCCGGGGCTAGGCAGGAGAGCCACGGCCCCGTGACGAGGACTTCTTAGTTGATTTCCGTACTCGTGTAGCCAGCGGAGCAGGTTGCGACGAGGGAACGTGGTTTCGTCCCAGTGGTCGTAGACCCAGGCGAAGGTTTCTGAGAAGTCGTGGAGGTTTAAGCGGCGTCGTGCCTCACAGCACAGCTGAAAGCAATCAGTCAGCCCGCTTCCGTCCCCAGGACGATGCCCCCATCCATAGTGGAGGAACACAAGGTCGTTCATCGCAGGAACAGCTCGCTGTTCAAAGGCAGCGGCCCCACGAGATCTCGGGTAAAGGTGCGTCCGGGGAAGGAGGAGCCCACACTGTCCACAGCTGAGCGGAAGCGCAGCTCGATGGTGGTTTCGCTGAAGCTGGCCCCTAGACCGATGTAGTAGTCCGTCACAGAGCTACTGATCACCCCGCCCGCGGTTAACCAGGCTGTTGTGAGGCTGAGCTCACTCAGGCGATTTCCGTTACCGGCCTCTACGAGTACGAGGGCGTACTCGACATGGGGAAAGAGTATCTGAAGCTGCTGGTTGTCGCCGTTCAGCGTGGCTAGGGCGCCCTCGGCACGAAATGGTGCAAAGGGGTAGCTCTCGCTTAAAAAGGAGGAGCTTTGACCAACGAAGTAGTTCTGGTATCGGTGTGTCCGGCCATCGCTGGTTTCCAGCTTGAAGAATTGACAGATCCTGATGTTGTCCATCAGTAGTCGAGCTCACCAACCAGAGCGATGCTCACGCGGCTCAAGCCGGTGTACACCGATTGGACATCAGGGGGGCCGGCGTACTCCCACCGAATACTGGTCGGTGACTGAATGTGGTTGATCAGCGTGTTGGTCATCCCAGCGAAGATACCCGTAGGCAAGGTAAATCGCTCAAAGCCTCCACTCGTGCTGGTGTAATGGCTGAGTAGCGCTGCTGTGACCGAGTCCGAAACATTGCTGTACTCCAATCGCAGCTCGTAACCAGTGGCCCGATTGCCAAAGCTGCGTTTGACCGTGGCGCCCGACAGCGAGCGGTAAACCTTGGTGGGAAAAGTCCCGAGCTTGAAGGACCGACCAGAGGGTTTGATTTCGGGATACTGGTCTGCCATCAGCGGAGCCCCACACGACGCCTTGTGCCAGGAGATTGTTGAAGTCGATCTAGGGCAAGGGAGGAGCCACGACGTGCCCCTTCTTTAATGGCTTGGCGTCGTGTTACTGCCATGGCCTCTTCCAACTGGTCTCGGCTTACATAGTCTACTCCGCCGATATTGGTAGTTTGGAATGACATATTGAGGACGGGTGAACCGCCGTTATTTGTAGGGGTATTGCCCATGGCTTCACGTAGTGACTGGTTTGACTGAATGTTGCCTGCCGCGCTCGGGATGAAGAGTTCTGGACCCCTTTCGCCAACCATGTAGGGGCGTGACGAGGAGATTGCACCACCGCCAGCCCGCCTCCCGAACAAGCCCATGCCACCAAACCCGCCGATGGCGCTACCAAGGCCGAGGAAGATGGAGCCGATTCCGGCCAATGTGTTGGACGTGCCACCCTTGCCTAGCTGTTGGATGCCTCCGGCGATTGACATGGCACCGGCGGCCACACCAGCCATACCACCGAGGAAGTTTTGGAAGCCCTTGTTGGCCTCCTGGGCTTTGAGTGGGGCTTGTGCAAGGTTCGTATTTATTTCGTTGAGGGACTCGGCAAATTCCGTTCCGTTTTTGCTGAGTGGGGCCAGTTGACCGAGGGCAGTCACTGACTCAACCGGGAGTGCTGTGATGGCACCACCTGTCGTAGGCAGCCCAGGGAGAACCTGTCCGCTAGTCGCTAGGGCCGTAGCAACGCGCTCGAGGGCGCTGGTATTAAGGCCAAGAGCGGAGTTGTTTTCACGCTGGAGTGCCATGGTTGGATCTTCAGGCATGAGGAAGTTCTTGAACTGCTCTTGTAAAAGCTTCTCTATTGGTGCGAAGGCATAATCGACGGCCATGCCGAGGAACTTCTCGCCGATGGCGCGGCCCATTTCTCCGACTGCCTTGGATAGGTTGTCACCCCGTAGAAGAGAGTTGACAAAACCTTTTGTACCTTCAGTCAGGCTCCGTGCTGCCTCGTTGATCAGAGCAATGCGCAGCTGGAACTGTTCGAGTTTTGAGGCCAGCTCACCGAGCTTGGTGGCGTTGGCTCGGGCTGCGTCGCTGTACAGCTTGAATGCAGCTAGTGCCTCCGGGTCTTTTAGTGCCTCCTTATTACGTAGCTTGAGCTGCTCTAGCTCCGCATCGAGAACAGCGAGACGCTGACGTACAGGGTCGCCTTGGGCATATAACTGTTTAATTTCTGCAAACATCGTGGCAGTTTCCTGCGCCATCGTGTCAGGCAGTGTTGTCATTGCCTGCTGCAGTTCCTTGACTAAGGTCAACGCAGACTGTTTTGTGTTAAGTGGTGCGTTGGTACGCTCACGGTCAGCAGCAGCGCCGGCCCCAGCCACGGTGTACTTCAAGGCTGATCCGAAGGCATCGCTGCTAAAAGTTCCATTGACGTCCTCGAGTGATGCTTGTCCTCGGAGATACCGTCGTGCAACTTCTTTCGACACGTTCACCATTTCGTCGGTGACGTTAGTTCCACTCGCACGTTTTGCTTTCGCGACTTGATCAATTGCAGCCATGAGGCTCTGCTCAATCAAGCGGAGACGCGCGGTTAAGGGATCAATCGATGTCGATCCAGCTTTTGCGGCTTCCGACAAATCCAGAATCGTTGTACGAAGTGCATCTATATTGTCCCGAATCATCTCAGGTGCAGGAGCATCTGTGTAGAGTCCAGGGTCGAGCAGTCGGTTCTTTACTTCGTTTGCAGCGAGTGTATTAGCTATGTTCAGGCTTTCATTAGCTTGACGGATTGATGCTTTCAGTACAGTGTCCAGAGCAGTCTGAAGCCGTCCTACAGTTGACTCAACTGTCGCGGCGTATTCAGTAAAGCCCTTTAGTTTGGGTGGGGTTGTTGGTGCTGTTTTGATGAAGCGACGTGAACCAAGCTCAGCCTCGGCGGTCCGCAGAGCGTAGGTGCCACCGGTGGACTGTCCGTAGAGAGCCTTAGTACGCGCATTAAGTGCCTGCTCAAATGCGCCGTTATCTGAGCTAAGTGCAGCACCAAACTGCTCAACCAGCTTGTCGATCACATCCTTCGGACTAGCACCAGGAGCTACACCTAGACTTGATGCTGCTCCTGTTTTCAGCAGAGCTAGTGATTTTGTAGCGCTGACACCCCTCTGGGCGGCAGCATTCATGAATTGATCCCGCTCTTCCGGGGTCACAATGAAGCCCTCGGCCTGCAGTGCAGCAGTGCGCATGGCGTACTCGAGAACTGCTTTGGCACTGCGAATTCGCTCGCTGGCCTCGTAGTCAGCAACCTTCTTGTTGTACTCCCCGAGTTTGATCCGAAGTTTATAGGTCTGATCCTCGAGCTTTAGCTTGTAATCGCTAACTTCTTTCTCAATGGTTTCACGCTGGCGGGCGATGTCAAACTGTCGTTTCTGTGCCTCGGTCTGGGCATTAAACAGAGACTTCTCGTAATCTCCGAGGATCTGCGCAACTTGCTGGCGGACACCGCTAAGACCTTGTTGTTCCTGCTTAAGCTTTTGGTCTAGCGCGTTTTGGTCGAGCTGCCTGCGTGCTTCGTAGATGCTTTGCTCAGTCCTGAGATATTCTTGTCGCAGGCTAAACTCTTTGTCTACGATCTCGCGGGTGAGCTGCTTGCGCTCTTCGGCGAGGCGCGTCTCAATGTCGCGACGCTCCTTTGCCAAGAGTTGAACATCTTCTTTTGCTTTATTTTCTTGCCTGTTTTTCTCGTCAATCTTGGAAAGCTTGTCGTATTCTCTTCGTATCTCAGCTATATTTGCCTTGATCTTCTCAGGATCAAGACTTTGTGAGAAGCTGAGCGCGAATGCCTTGAAGTTATTTGCTGCGTTCTCGAGTGGTCCGTTGCTCGACTTGCCAAGATCAGCTTCTAGGTCGCGTAGCTTCCTGTACTGCTCTGAGTACTCCTCTAGGGATTTCGTTAGCTTGTCAATCCGACTGCTAACAATGCTTTCTTCAAAGGCTTTGGCCGCTTTTGTCGCGGCTGTAGCGTTTTCACCGACCTCGGCATAGACCGTGCTTAAGCGCTTAATGGCGATCTCAGCTCTTGTCTGGTCTGAGATCTCCTGCTGGCGTCTCTGCCAACGACCTAAAAGATCAAATGCCAAAGTGAAGGCAAGCTGCCAAGCCAGCATCCCACCTAAGAACTTTGCGGTGCTTACTACCCAGTTACCCACAAAGCCTGATACTGCTCCAGCTGCCTTTTGAAAGCCGCTGGTAACCGTGTTGCCGATGTTGCGCATAGCACCAGCAACTTCCTGAGCTTTTACCTCGAGCTTTTCAAGTTGCGCTGTGCTCTGAAGCGCGAACTCAGCAACACGGACTTGCGTCGTCTTGACGTGCTTGTCGACGTTTAAGAAGGCCTTGCCGACACTGCTGATTGATACAGCTAGTTTCCCGAACTGCGGTGCTGTCGCCTGCAGTGCAACTCCTAGGTCAACTAGGAACACGCCTAGGGTCTGGACTGCAAGCCGAATCGCTCCGAGTAAGGCTTTGACTACAACGGCTGCTAGGGAGACAAATCCCTTACCCAGTGCTGCTAGGCCCGCGCTGGCACCGGCGACCGCTCCGGCAACCCCGCTAAAGGCTGTAGTGACGGCGCTGCCGACGGCCTTGATTGCGGTGCTAACCCAGCCAAAAACGACTTTAAGACTTTCAAAGATACCAGGCAGAATATACAGTGTTCTGATTAGAGGCAGTACGCCTGCGTCATTTAGGATCTTAAAGTTTGCGGCGACCTGACTTAAATACTGGGCGAATGGATTTGCAAGAATTGCCCCATAGATCTCTAGTAGCCTTGTAAGAGCTGGGATGACTGTCGCATTTAAGATGTTCCCCAGTCCGGTCAGGGCTGTGATGTAGATCTTGAACTGTTCAAACCTAAATGAGGCAAAGCCCTTTAACAAGGATATGAGCCCACCAGAGATTTGAGCAATGCCTTTAACGAACTGGTTCGTCAGCAGGGCAATTTGAGGCCTCAGCTTGTCAATAGCCTCCTGAATCCGCAGAAACATTCGCACAGAGTCTTGCTCCATGCCTTTGAACGCATCGACTTGATCGCGCTGGCTCACACCCGCCAGGCTCGGTGCGGCAGCAGCTGCTCCAATGACACCGCGTCCAACAGCACTGAAGCTTTTCCCAAGAGCGTCGGCAATGCCGAACGTGCTCTTGAAGACCAGCTGTAGGCGCTGATAAAGAACAGTCAGTCCATCCAGTAAGGGCGCTAAGAAACTACGGCCGAATGCTCGGCTGATCTCCTCTCGGAATTCCTGGATGTTGCTGATGATTCCACCGAAGCTCTTTGCGGCGATGGACTGACCGGCCGTGAATGCAGCCAGGCGACGCTGCAGGAAACCAATTAGGCCCTCAGCTGAGGTCTTCGCTTTTTGAACCTCTTCGTTCGTGAGACCCAATGAGCGAGCCAGCACTGAGTTCTGGTCAATGTTGCCCGTCAGGATGGAACGAATCTCCTGGGTGGCATACATCGGGTCTGACAGACCCATTGTCCCCAATGCAGCGCTGAAACTGATCGCCAGATCTTCTGCGTCTTTTAGCGAGCCACCGACTGAAGCGATTTGGGACGCAACCACCCCGAAGACTTGAACGATGGCGTCGGATGTTGTGCCGGCGATCTCGAGGGAGCGAGCTCTGATGCTTTCAATCGTTTGGTTGATCGGTCCCTCAAGGGCCACAATGGCTTGATAGGGATCTGTAATTCGTTTGCCATTAGCGGCTACATCCGCTGTGGAGACGAGAGTTGTCTTAGTACGGAGCAACGCTTCTTGCAGCCGTACTTCTCGCCCGATGGTTTCATCGAAAAAGCCGCCAAAGGCCTGCCTCAGTACCGAGACCGACTGGGTGACACCAAAGACTGTGTAGCCAAGGGATGCTGTGCTCTTGGCGACGCCGTCAATGGCGCCTGTAGCCCCCCGGAAGCTGGTCGTCAAGATCTGACCAGGAGAAGCCGCTTTGATCAGCTCAAAGGACTTTGCTACGTACTCGCCTGTCTTTCCTACCTTGCTCAGTACTGTTTCTACATCTTGAATCCGTCCTCCTACTACGGGTAGATTCCTTGCGATTGAATACGTTGTATTGAGCGCTTTTCCTAGTGTTTCTACCCCGTCTATTGCATCTTGCAGGCTCGGGAGCTGCAGATTGACCTTTCGACTCCGTTCTACATCGTTGAGATGGCGGTCTAGACGCTTTAGCTTCTCGTCTGCTTCGCGAGTCTGGGCCTCTACCCTGATTGTGTAGTCGGCCACGGCTTACAGCACTACTCGATATCCGTATGGTAAGGCCGCTATTTGGCAGGAGTAGTCAGCGCAGTGAAGACGTGTAGCGGTATCTGGCGGGTACGAACCAATTCCGACAAGACGAATCGAGTCGGTTGATCAGGCCCGTCCAGCTCGTCTGAGGACGGCTTCCAGTCTGGAAATGGTAGAAACTCTGTGAGTTTATTCTTAGGTGCAGCGTGTTTTGAACCTGAGAACGCGTGGGCAACTTGTATTACTATCTGTGTTAGTCGAGCTGTTGTAATAGCCGCCATGTTGGCTTGTGCTTTTTCCGCGTCGTCGATTTGGCGTAAAAGCCACCTTATGGTGCTAATCGGAGTCCGGACGAACCTTGCTGCAGGAAAATCCGAGCCGATCTCTGAGGACCGTACTCGGATGTAGATCAGGTCCCAGTCGGTGAGGGGAGCGCGCAGCTGCTCCTCACACTGCTTCAGGATTTGTTCGGGGGTGGGCTGAACTCTGGCTCGGGCTCGTTTCCCGCTGCTTGCGGTGCTGGCCATCCATCGCGTTCCCACATGATCAGCTCAAAGACATCCTGCATGAGCTTGGTGGGCATTGCCTCGGTATCGATCTCGCTCCAGTCCTCGAGCTTGGTCCAGTCCTTAGAGCGGGGCAGCTTGGCTTCGCCTCGATAGCGCATGAACAGCGTGACGAAGGCGATCTGCTGCTCGGTAGCGCCTAGGTTCTCTCGTTGCAGCTCCTCGAGATCGGAAGCATAGTCGTAGAGGATGTCCTGGTTTTCTTCGTCCCCTGCTCTTGTCAACAGATCCAGGGCTTCTTTTGTGCTGACACCCTTATCCTTGGCGATCCGCTGGGCTAGCTTGATAGACCGGAAGGTGGCTTTGGACTGTCGTCGCCCAATTTCTTCAATGCCCTTGGATTCGCCGGGGACCAGATCGTTGTAGATCGGGAAGCGGAAGGGGCCGATCTCGTGGTACTTGTCTGGAGTGAAAAGAAGCGAAGCGTATTTCGACATGGCTGAGCGGGTGCTAGCGAAATTCTATCGCTGTTATCCGCTCAGCGTATAGACTTGTTTTAGTGAGTTGGCTTGGCTTTGGAGTGTTGGAAGCCCATCCCAGGCTGGGAAGATCTGTACAAAGCGTCATCGGATGGACGTATTAAGTCTGAAGACCGTGTTAGTACTTATATCCAGGGAAATGCTCTTGTAACTCGGCGAAGGAAGGGTAAGGTGTTGACGCCGATCAAGATGAACTCTGGCTATTGGGGCGTAATACTCTGTAGGGATGGTGCGCGGTCATACATTCCTATTCACAGGCTTGTAGCTGCTGCTTTTTACGGACCCAGGCCTAAAGAGCTTGTAACCCGTCACATTGATGGAAATGTCGACAATAATACGGTTGAAAACCTCGCCTATGGCACTACGCAGGAGAACGTTGACGATAGGTCTAGGCACGGTCGCACCTCCCGCGGTGATCGGCATCCCCTGGCCAAGCTGTCCGATGTACAAATCAGAGAGATGAGGCGTATTCACGCAGAGACCAACGCTTCCACGCGGGCTTTGGCTTCGAGGTTTGGTGTGTCGAATGTGCGTGTCTCTCAGATTTTGAGAGGTGGACATCGACCTTGATCACTCATCGACAATCGGGAGCTCCACAGACCACGCACGAAAGGGTGCTGACTGGTTGAGGAGTTCAAGTGGAAGTTCGATCTTCACATTAGCGTCCTCATACGCTAGGCGTATATGCTGGGATTGGATCAGGGGGTCTAGGTACAGGGCGCCACAGTGCAGGGTGGTGCCTTCTACCCGGCAATTGACTGCAAAGACGCTGTTGATCGCGTCGAGGAGTAAGTCGTGGTGCATGGTGACAAAAAAGCCCCGCAAAAGCGGGGCTCGGAGGTTGGCTCGTCAGCAGTCTGACGCTTATGCGGTCTTGAAGCTGCTGGTGAAGCCTTCCAGGGGGCGTTTGATGCCGGAAGCAGAGGCGGTACCGCTGCTGTCCACAGCTTGGGTTATTGCACCGTCGGCCACAACCAGCTGGTAGATGGTGGCAGCAGCCAGGTTGGCATCGGGGTTGATGGTGACCACGCCGGTGGTCGCATTGAGCGACACAGCAGCAGGAACACGCACACCGGTAGAAGCAACCTCGAGGCGGAAACCGCTGCCATCGGTTTGGCCGAGGGCCAGTTGGGTGAGAGCAGTGGTGCCGTCTGCGGTGTAGGTGACGGTGAGGTTGTCGCCCACAGCGATGGCGGCGGCGTTATCAGCAGGCACCGTGGCGTAGCGGCGGGTACCCGAGCTCGGGGAGGTGAACAACAGGCTGGACTGCACACCACCGAAGCTAATCGGGGTAGCACCAGCGTTGTAGCGGCCGAACACAGGGCGGGCGCGGGACATCAGGTCGAAGGTGATCTCGGTGAGGCCTTCGGCGTTGATGGACTCCTGGTAGTTCATGATCACCGCGTTGAAGCCGGTGAAGTCATACAGGTAGTTGCCTGTGGTGCCGTCAGCTTGGCCCAGCTCTTTAAGGAACTCGATGTAGATCTCGTAGTCCTTGTTGTAGCGGGCCCGCTGGATCAGGTTGAAACCCTCGTCGTAGTTGCCACGGAACTGCGGGCAGTTCTGGCCGGCGGGGATCTCGGCGTCCTTCAGGAAGTAGGCGGTCACCGATGCTTGCACCGAGGAACCGGTGATCACGCTGTCAGCCCAGCCGTCATCGCCCAGGAGACGGAACTCCTGGTTGTTGTCGTTGATCTGGAAGCTGGTCTGGGTGATGCCCTGCAGCTCGACGTAGCTGGAGCCGGCGTCGAGGCTGGGCAGGGTGATCAGTCCGGCGCTGTCGCGGGTGGCGAAGTAACGGCAGGGAGGGGTCAGATCCACGGCACGGACAATGGTCCGGTGAGCCTTGTGGAACGAGAGCCCGATGGCGTAGTCGGCCATGGTTGTGTCCTCTTAGGGGATCGGGGGGTTCAGCACAGTCCCGCGGATGCGGGCTGTCAGGGCCTCAAAGGTGGCCTCGGTCCGGGCCATGTACGTGACTTGGTCCCGTGGGAAGGCGCGGGCCAGACGGCGGCTGATGTCCAGTAACGTCGTTGACATCCGCGTCCCTTTGTTGGTGCCGTAGTTGGTGAAGCGCACGTTCCACGTTTCGATGGAAATCACGCCCCCTACGGAGCCGGGGCTGACGATCTCGGGCACGTCCTCGATGGTGCATTCGATGCCCGTGACCGCCCAGTTAGAGGGGACCATGGAGGCACCGACGACGTAGACCGCTGGGGTGCGGCTCGTGTTTGGGAGCGTGTAGTAGCCCGGCCAGGCGGTGTACGGCTTGAGCGTGGTTCCGTCGGCCTCGTACAAGGCGAGGATGTGGCGCTCAATCGTTGACCGCAGTGCAGTTACTGGCGGGCAGTGCGTGGAGATCGTCATTGCTGCTCCTCCAAGGCGCGGCGGAGCAGTTGACCGAACTTGGTAGGAGCCTCTTGAAGGGGCGCCTGGGTCCAAGGCCGGCCTGGGAAGCGTTGGCCGTTAAGGCCGACACCGCCCTCGTGGACTTGGGTGGCGTACTCGGTGGGCCAGGTGAAGGTCACCGAGCCGTCCGGGTTCACAGTGCGGGTTTGGCTGGCACGAAGACGGCCAGAGTCCACGATGTCCCGTACCTGAGGAGGGGAGGGATAGTCCCACTTCGCCGAGGAGATTTCCTGGGTGAAGCGACCATCCAGCCAGGTGCTCAACTGCTGCACGGCTTTGGCCGTCGCGGTTTGCAGGGCCTGGTCGAGTGCGCGACGTTGCTGGGCCATCAGCTGGGACCTCCCACAACGCGGAAGATGCCGCTCAAGGTCTGGCGGATGTCGCGATAGGCCGCCTGGTCCATGTTCAGGCTGTAGGTCAGCTCGAACCGGCCTCGGTAGCCGTTGATGGTGGCGACTGCTTGGCTTCCGTTCGTGATCCGGGGATCCAGAACAGAAGGGCTCAGCAGGCGACCTTCACAGGCGTAAACCGTGGTGTCGATGCCGGCTTCTCCTGTCCAACGTGGGGGCTGGAGGGAGAGGGCGGCGAGGTACTCGACAACCTCGGTGCTCTGGGTGGCGTTCCCCGTGGTGGGGTCCGTGGTCGTGAGACCGGTGGCCACCTCGAACGCCAGCTGGGCATTGCCCCAGGGGGCGTAGCTGGCGATGGTTGAGGTGGAAATAGCCATGGTCAGAGCGCGAAGCCTGAGATGGGGAGGCTGCCCAGTAGGCGCTGGTACTCCTGGCCGTACAGGGAGGCTTGGATTTGGTCCCCTGTGGGGGAGCCAGACATCGAGCCGACCTGGAGGCCGATCTGCATCACGCGGGTGGCCAGCAAGTGGGCCGCGAGATAGCTGACTGCGTCGCTGTGGATGGTTCCCCAGCGGGCTTCAGGAGTGAAACGACCGGCCTCCGCCAAGGAGCCCTCGACCACCGCGAGCGACAGTTCGCCGAACTCGGGGAAACGGAGGAGAAATGCGTTGGCGGAGGGGACAGCCATTAGCCGTTGCCTTCAGTGATGGCGCTGATGCGCTTGGCAATGGCGTTCTTCACGCGGATCCGGGCTTCTTTGGCGTCCCAACGTTGAAGTTGGGCCACATCGAAGCTGTCCTCGATCAGGTTCAGGGCTTGAGTGATCGGCAGGTCGGCAACCGTGTCGGCCGCGGAGGGCGAAATCTTGGCGTCCTCGGTGATGTCGCTGGCCTCTTCTTCGATGCGCAGGGCGCCGAGTTTGAGGAGGCCTTTGACCACGTCGTAGTCCTTGATCTTGTCCCAGGTGGCGTCGGGGAAACCCCGGTTCACACCAGAGGTGAGCTGGATGTGTTCGGTTACGCCGGTTCCTGCAATGAAGGAGAAGCCCAAAGAGCACTCCTTGTCCATGGGAGGACTTTCAAGCTCGGGGCGATAAACGAGGATCATGGTCCGGTGAAGTGAGGGAGCCAACCAATTCAGAGCGGGTTAGGAGAAAGCCTGGGATCAGGCCTTTTCCAGCACCATGGCGCTCTTGGGGTAGTAGAGGGACAGGCCGCCGATGCGGGCGTGGGCTGCCACGGAGAACTCGAGGGCCTGACGCACGGGGGGCAGGAACTCGAGAGGCTGGGGCAGGTGCAGTTGCAGCTTGTCGGGGCTGCGGTCGTACACGAACACGCGGTCCTTGGACAGCGAACCACCCGACTTGGAGGCCTCGAGCTCGTTGATGGGCTCGATGGCGCTGATCATCGGGTTCGTCCGGAGGAAGAACTCCATGATCGTGGTGTCCGAAGTGGACGACCGGGGGGTGGTGCTGATGATGCGGTACACGTTGTAGGGCACCAGCATCGTGTTGGGCATCTCCTTCATGTTGGAGTTCTGCACCACACGGGTGGGAACTTCATTCAGGAGTTGGATCAGCTCGTCGGTGGTTGCGGTGTCGAACCACACGCTGGGGACCAGCTTGTCGACCTGATCGTTGTTGAACAGGCCCTTCATGCCCGAGGCGGCGTCGCCGAAGTAGGCGATTTCCTGCACCTTCTCCTCGTAGGCGCGACGCACGGCGTTGGCACGGCGTTGCTCCAGGTTCATGCCGGGCACCATGACGGCGGCACGGGTTTCCTGGATGGTGTACGCGAAGGAGGCACCGAGGCTACGCACAGGGTGCGTGACCTCTTTGCGCAGGACGTCGGCACGGGGCAGGTCGTTGGCTTTGTCGCCAATGACCTTCATCGAGCCTTGCTTGTCGAAGACGCGATAGGTGAAGGAGTCGGCGCCGGATCCGACCTCGGTGGAGATCGGGATCAGCTGGCTGTACTTGATGTCGGCGTACTCGACCTCGAAAGTGCGAGCCAGGATGGTCTCCAGCTCACGGGCGAGAAAGACGCCGACCTCGTCGTTACGAATTTCGGTAGTCATTGGTAGAAGCTCCGTGATCAGGAGTCGGCGGCGAAGGTGCAGGCTGGGATGTCCAGTTCCAACAGCACCAGACCGGCGCCGGAGGTTTCAGACAGCCAACGAGCACCCGCCGTGACGGCGGTCGTCTTGGTGGTAGACGCGGTCTTGCAGAAACGACCGAGGAAGGCGCCGGAAACGGAGCCAGAGTTGTCGGTGTCCCAGAAGCGGACGGCGTCGCCCAGTGCCACGGCCTCGGTGGTGTACACCCAGATGACACCCTTGGAGAGCACGTTGACGGTCTCTTTGTCGGGGTAACCGACGCGGCCGTCAGCGGCAAACGGGGTGGGCACAGGGGTGTAGGCCGAGCCGCCGCTCACGCCCTCGAAAGTGAGGGAGCTAACAGCGAGACCCACGATGCCGGTGGCACCGGTGGCGGGCTCGACGGCCAGGGCGTTGTTGCTGGTCGGGGAGTTGTCGGTCATCACCAACACCCCGAAGGGGATGGCGGCGCCGGATTGGTTGCGGAAGCTGCGAGACACGTAGGCCTGCAGGTCGGCAATCATGCCCTCGTGACCGGCAACTTCGGTCAGGGGGTAGCTGCCTTGAGCCCCAGAGGGGTTGGTAACAGTGGTGGCGGTGAAAGTAGCGGCCATGGAAGGAGCTCCTTACTTGGTGGCGGTGAGGGGACGCTTCCAGGCTTCGACCTGCCGAGCTCGGTAAGAAGACACGGGGTCGTCGTTGGAGCGACCGGCTCCCTTCAGCGCGTCGCGCAGGGCGGCGGTGCTGTCGGAACGGGCGTCGGCGGCGTCCTCTTTGGTTTCACCGGTTTCACCGGCTTCACCGTCGTCGGAGCCTTCGGCTTCTTCACCGTCGCCCTCTTCACCTTCGGCGTCAGCGCGGGCGGCAAGGATGCCGTCCACAACACCACAGATGTAGGAGGGGTCGGCGTCTTCGCGAGGAGCGGCGCCGGTCAGGTTTTCGAAGGCCTGGTTGTACAGAGTGGCGTCGTCGATGCCGTCGAACTTGAAGTCCTCGGTAAAGGCGGGGGCCAGCTTCTGGAGGGTGGAGAGACGAGCGGCGACCAGTTGGTCGAGCTCGGCTGTGTCGATACGAGCAGAGCCGGATTCGAGCTCGGTGATGCGCTCTTCGAGAGCATCAGCACGGCCTTCGGCGGCTTCCTTCTCGTAGGCGATGGAGTCGAAGTCTGCGTTGAGGGAGTCGAGCTTGGAAGAAAGCTCGTCGCGCTCGGTGGTCACAGCTTTGAGTTGGCGCTCCATGTCCCGTGCGAAGGACTGGACCGCCGTTGCTGCTTCCGCGGGCAGATCGATCTCCAGGCCGTCAAGTTTGACGGTGGCCATAACGGGAGATGCAGGTTGACTGGGCTGGAGCGCCGACCCATAGGTGTGGGTCAGTTCCTGGTCGTAGGCCACAGCGTCAGCTGCGTCCATACGGTCAAGGAGCAGTCGTACCTCCGGGCCAGCCCGGCCACGGGGCACGATGGCGATGTGATTCACCCGGATGTTGCGCTGGATGCCGGAGTACTCCTCGCCCTCGGGGGTGAGCCCGGGGGTGGGGTCGAAATCGACCTTGTAGCCGGCAGACACCTCAGTGGCGTCCTTGCGCTTGATCTTCTCGATGGCGTCTGCGTCGGTGACGACGAGGGCGACTTCAACGAAACCGTCGTTGTAACGGACCTGGCTACCGGAATAGCCGACCTGATACGTCTTGGTGTTGGAAGAGTCGAGAAGAACGGGTGGATGCCCCCATGTCGCGGGTTTCATCCCGAACGTGGAAAGCGAATCGGGAGCACTGACCTCCTCAGGGGGCCTGTATTCCCGGACTTGGGAGCCATCAGCACGCCGATAGAGCTGAGTGCCCGTACGTGCAGCACGACACCACACACGGAGGTAACCCTCCTCTGTGGTTTCGCTACCCGTGATGGGGGCGAAGTCGTACCTGGATACTGATGTTTCCATGCGCACAGATTACGCCTTTTGAGAAGGCGCGATAGCCTTAAACGCAAAGCGGATAAAGGGGAGTGGCAATCCACCGGCAATTGACTATGTGCCGCAGGATGCGCGCCTTACGGGAGTACACAGGTCATACCCAGGCAGAAGTGGCGGAACGCCTGGGGATCAGTCAGGCTGCGTACTCGAGGCTGGAAAAGGGTGAAGTAGAGATATCGCTGTCGAAGCTAATAGTATTGAGCGAGATCTACGCAGTACCGTTGCACGAGATGCTGCAGGGCATCTAGGCGTTGTAGACCTCGGTGTGCCAGACCACGGCGCCCTCGGACAGCAGACGCTGGCGGATGGCGTTGGCTTCGTGGACGGGACAGAGCAGAGTCTGAGCACCAGCAGGGTTCCAGTACCAGAGGCGGGTGAAGGCGTGTTCGGGCGGCTTAGCCGGTTTCACGTCGGTGTCCTGCACTCAGGCTCGGGTAACTGAGCTCATTGTGCGGACTTAGCGGCGGCTGGTTTTACCCGAGCACTTCCACTTAGCACGGGAGAGACAAAGCGGGGTGTTGCGTTGGGCGCCAGAGCAGTCATAACCCTCGGATTTCATGTCGCCGAAGGACCGGGCGCAGTAGCGGTCACCTTTGGGTGTTCCGGGGGCGATCCGGTAACCCTTGGCGCCGTAGCGGACCTTGTTGGGGCGGCCGGTCTCAGGGTTGGTGACGGTCTTGGTGTACTTCTTGCCGTCTTCGGTGTCCTTCTGAGTTCGAGGTTTGGCCAGTCCAGAGGAAGCAGGGACACAGTTGGGCACTTCGCGCTTGCCTTGGCGCTTCATGCCGGCTTGGACGTAGCCCTCCCAGCAAGCGTCACGACGGATGGGCGGTTGAAGCTGGACTGGGGCGTAAGTCTGGATGTAGGCGTCACGCCGCCCGAAACCCTCAACACGGCGGCGACTTGGCTGGCCGGTCCGCGGGTCAAGCGGTAAGAGCACACGCTCGGGTGTCAGGTTGCTCTCAGGGAGTTGGGCTTGAATCCCACCCGGTAAGCGCTTCTGGTCGGGTCTGCGATAGCCAGGCTCGAAACGGCGTCGAGCAGCTTCAGTGCGGAGACGAAGCTCTCGCGCTGTGGTTTTAACGGCCATGCCGGTGGCTTCACCCGTGGCGGCCATGGTGTTGCCGATCTGGCCGAGGCGTCTGATCTCCTCTCGCGCAGTCTGGGCGATGCGGCCTTCAGCGTTGCGAATGGCGGCAGCCGTGTTCTCCCGCATGCGTGCGGTCTTGGACTGGGGAACCCGAGCCGGTGCGAGAAGGGCTCGTGGGGTGAAGCCGGGCAGACGGGACGGACCAGAGGGGCGTTCAGGACTAGAGGTTATGGAAGTGGTAGCCCGGCTCAGGCGTGCCTTGCCTCCAGACTTGCGCGTCAGAGCAAGAGCCCCAAGGGCAAGCGCACCAGCAGTCAGACCAGCAGCAGCAGCGACTTTGGTTGCAGTGCTAGGGCCTTTGTGGCACTTCTCGCCCTCGGAGATGGCACCTTTGCCACATTTCAGGTCGAGTCTGAGCGTACTCGGTGTGAGGGTCATAGGTCAGATGGCTAGTTGGTTGTAATCAACTGAGAAGCCTTTGGCATAGGTGCCCCCGTCGCGGTACCCAACACTGCGACGCCAAGCCTTCTCTTTTTTCTCATTCTGAGCATGCTGCTGAAGATCAGTGGCACCAAAAGCCCCTACGCGTCTAGCGGCACCGAAACCTGCTTGAGGTCCAAACAGAAAAGTAGATGCTGTGACTGAAGCAACCTTGCTACCCATTGACCCTTTTTCGTTCTTTCCTCCAGTGATCCCAGAAGCGAGTGTCTTGCCGAGGTTGTAACCAGAGGTCCACTTCACGGTTTCCAGGGCCACCTTGCCTGCCGTCTTCAATCCCTGGCCAATCTGGACACCGGCGCTGGGCCCTTCAGCCTTGGTCGCCGCACCCTTACTGCACTTCTCTCCCTGAGAGATCGAGCCTTTGCCGCACTTCAAATCAAGCCGCTCTGCAGTGTCGAGACGGGCTCGGATGTAGGAACGGGAGCGGCCTTGGATGCCGAGGTCGCAAGCGGCGAGGTACTCCTGAGGGGTCAGGGCGTCGTTGCGGTCCATCTTCTTGCCATAGCTGCCGCAGTTGCCATCGCAGGACGCTTTGCCTTTGCGAGCACCGCAGCTGCAACCCTCTCCATCCATGGGAGCTTTGGTGTTCTTGGCACCTTTGGCGCTGCGCTTGCGATTGGTCTTGCCCGCGGGCATGTCGTCGGGCTCGGCGCCTTCGCGCATCTCCTCTTGCGCGGTTTCAGCCATCTCGTGTTTCTTGCCCTCGCCCGGCTCCATTTCCATGGACTTGGACTTCATGGACATGCTGGGCTTGGCCATAGCAAGGGTGGCCGGGATGGCGTAGTCGGATAGGCCAGATTACCGCTGGTGGAGCTTGCTTACGGTGACAGGTAGTGGAGTACCTCCCGTGGACATTGGAAAGTTTCTAGGAAATGAAGTTGAGCATGCTGCTGGTCCGATTACACAGAGAGTTGATACGGTAATTAAGCGTCTTGATGAGATTCAGACTCAGCTTGAGGAGCTGAATCGTCGTTTGGATGCCTTGGGTCCGCTGTTTCGCTTTCTGGGACGCTTTACCCGGCGCTGAGGGGGGTGGGGGCGAGCTGTTCGAAGACGGCAGCACGGTTGAGGCTGGCGAGCTCGGTGGTGCCGGTCCGCTTGAGAGCAGCTGCCACCTCTTGTTTATGCAGTCCTTGCATAGCTGCGTAGTCAGGGTCCATCTGGGCGATCTCGGGGTCCCAAGGGGCGACGTAACAGCGGCAGCGGGGGTGAAGGGGCACCTTGATTTCGCTGCGTCTGTATAGCTCCCCAGCCCTCGGGGCGCAGATGGGGCAGGCTCGGTCATCGGCGGTCGCGTAGTACATGACGACGTCGATGCCCTGGGCTGCGTAGTACGTGTTGGACGCACTGTTGTAAGCACGTAAGGACTCCGTGCGCACGATCACGTCGGCGCGGGACTTCACTACGCCCAGGCGTAGCCGCATGTCCTGCACCATGGCGTCTGTTGGGCGGCCTTCGGCGATCCCTTGGGCGACCGTGGCGGCAGCGGTCTCGGCAAACTTCTCACCGTGACGGCGGAGATAGCCCTTGGCTTGGTTAGCGGCAGCCACCGTGGCCTCCAGTGGAATGGAGACATCGATGCGTGGAGTGTCGGGGCGCATCTGGGTGGTCAGTTGCTGGCTGACGTCCAGGCCGAGCCCGGAGGCAGCACGCACGAGATTCCGGAATAACCGGTCGTAGGCGTCCACCTTGTCGGGACGAAAGGCCGGGACCAGTTGGCGGAACTCTTGCAGCAAGGCGAGGTTGCGCTGGGACGGATCGGAGTATCCGGCCTTCATGTGGATCCGGGTTCGACGCACCAGGCGGTTGAAGGCCTGGTCGAGGACGCGGTTCAGGAGACGCAGTGTGCCGTCCTCGGTGGTGCGGAGGGTGCGGTTGTACTGCTCAAGGATGTCCACCAGTTAGACCGGCGCGGCTTTGTTCGGTAGAAGTCCGTGATCTCGACGCGGACGAGCTTGGTACCGTGCCGCCGCTGCCTGGGTATCACCCCCTCGAATCAGCTCCACGATGTAGCCCTCCTGCTCCTCTGGGATACGCGTGAGTTTCCCTTGGTTTTTAAGGGCATACATCTCGTTGCCGCGCAGTCCGTTGAGCTCACGGAACTTGAAGCGCTTGTAGATGCTGGCGCGTTTAGCTCCCAAGCCATCGTCCTTGAAGGGCTTGTTGAACAGCACTGCGTTCTCGGGGAGCTCATCCAACTGACGGTTGAACATGCTCTTGACTTGCTTAGAGACCGCCAGCGACTGAGCTTTGGTAACCCCCTCCTTCTGGGAGAAGCTCAGGTCCGTTTGGAAGGCCACGCCATACTTGTCGAAAGCACCGGCCTTACCCTTGCGCTCAGCGACGAAGGTGACGAGCGTGTCGTCAACCGAGCCCATGCTCAGGACGTGCCCTGTTGTCGGGTTGTGCCAGGTGCTGAAGTTGTTCTCGGTGTCGACGTGCTTGAGCCTTAAGCCCTGGGCGTCTGCAGCCACATAGGCCAGGCCAAGCTTGGCTTTACCCAAGAGCTTGCTGGCTGGCTGCTGCCATTGCTTGGGAAGTTTGGCAATGTTACGGCGCACCTGGGTGTCGGACAAGCCTTTGATGCCTTGCTCGATGTATCGGGCGGAGTTCTTGTACAGCCCCATCGACTGCCTGTTCTTGTAGGCGTACCGTCCGCCAAGGGTCAGGCCTGCCACCGTGCCAGCAATGGCGGCTGCTTTGCCTACACGACTGAGCGTGGAACCGGCTGTTCCGGATGTGGTAGGACGCTCAGCTGTCGATGACGTCGCCGAAACAGCTGCTGTCTGTTTTGAGCACTTACGGTTATCTGGGATACCCGACTTGCCGCAGCGCTTGTCGAGACGAGCATCGACTGAGTCGCGGCGGCGCATGGCCTCGTAGGCGTTCTCGGCGGCGGCGCGTGTGGCATAGCGCGGTGTGCCATCGGGGTTCTTCTGCCGCAACAGCGCGGCGACGGCTTGACCGCGGGAACGACGGCGGGCTGGACGCTCTACGCCGGTCGCTGCGCGCGGTGCCGTGCTCGATGTGGGAACTGCCCGGCGAACGCGGGTGATCGAACGCCATCCAGACGCTGCCCCCGCTTCGTTAACCACCCGCAGCGCCTCGCTCGGGTCGCCGACCGTCGTACCCCGCAGCTCACTAGCTGCAGTCACGAGCTCGGTGTCCGTCATGGAGAAGCTGGGCTTGGTCTGACCCATCACGACCTTGGAGTGATAGGCCTTGCGTAGTAGGAGGGCTGTACCAGATCCAGGGATAGGCCGCTGCCAGGACAGACGCTGCGCCAGGTATTGGGCGTGCCCCAGAGATGCGTCGATATACGAGCTGGCCTTGATCCCGGTACGAATACCGGGGGCGATTGTTCCGGACTCAGCGATGTCCCGAAACGCGCTGTCAAAACCACCCAGCGTGTCCTTGTAGAGCGTTTCAGCCTGGGCCAGTGGCGACTTTTTGTCGTCCATCAGCTTGATGAAGTAGGCCTCGGTGGCCGCGTCTAAGTCGGCATCACCGCTTTTCCAGCTCGTAGCGGTCTTGTTGAGGTACTCGGGGAGGTCGCTCTGCGACTTGGGATCGAGGCCAGCCTGCTGCATCCCTGTAGTGATGCGGCTGCGTTGGGCCTCGATCACTTCGGTGAGACCACGCTGCGTGTAAATCCGGTCAGCGTTGAGATCGGTGCCCCAGCCCTGGGGACGACGGAGCCCGAAGCTACGAGTCAACAGATTGTTGGTCGAACCGACCGAGAACAGGCTGCCTTGCCCCAGATTCAAGGTGGCGGGTCGCTGGGTTCCCCAGAACTCGCGCAGGGACCGGGACTCCCACTCAGGGAAAGCAGTTTTGGATGGGACACCGTTCGACATGTCGACGCTGTTCATCCGATCTCGAAGGGCGTCGCGGCCTGTTCCAGCGCGGGGGTTCTGCCGACGACCGATGGCTTGGAGGTTTTGACTAGCCAAGCCCTGCCGCATCTGGGCTTGAGCCGTCGCTGAGTGCTGTAGACCTTGAATGCCTAGGGCTTCACGCGCTCGGATGCGGTCACCCACAAGGGGCGTATTCCTTGCGAGGCCATCAATCGCCGTTTTGACAGAGTCGTCGATCTTGTCACCAATAGCGCGACGATACTGCGCATTGACAGACAGCCCCCTGTGACTAAGGGCAGCGAGCATGACGATAGCAACAGGAGCGCCAACGTAAGTAGCAAACCGGTTGATATTGTTTTTAAGCTCTTCTTTGGCTTTAAGATCACCGGGGTGCACCTTTGCGGCACCACGAGCGATTGCGCGACGACCACCCTCGAGCTCGGAGAAGCTGAGCTTGGCTACGCCTTTGCCGAGGCGCTTGATACCTCGCTCGATGTTGGCAAATCCTGCAATCGGGTCCGAGCCTTTACCTACCGAGCGGAGGTGAGGATCGTTGCCTTCGCCTTTTAGCCGACAGTCCCACTCAGGGGGGATACAGCGGTTGCCGCACTTGGTGTTAGGAGGTGTGCAGCGTACTGAACCGCGAGTTTTGCCTCGGCGTGCGTCTAAGCGAGCACGGGCTTCGAGGTATGCAACCGTCCGGAAACCGTCGGGGTTGATGTTCGGGGTTGTCATCAGTACGTCTCCCAAGCGGCTCGGAGTGCTTCGACTTCGCCCTCGGGTACAGGGGAGAGCCCTGCCACAGTCTGCCGAGGGAATAAAGCGTTGATGCCGCTCTTTGCTGCGCGCAAGGAGGCGAAGCCTGTTGCATAGGGGCCGTCAATCAGGGCGCCGTCGACGACAAAGCGGGCTCGGTAGACCTTGTAAGCCTTGGTGCGATTGGGACCAAAGACCATCAGGGGTGCGCCCTCGGTGGCATCGGTGCGTTGACCGTCGGGGCCTACCAGATGCCCGGCTTTGACACCGCTCAGTTCGTGCGAAACAGCGATGCGTAGGCCGTGGGCCTCGTAGTGGTCAAACAGGGAGGCGTCACCACGGCCAGGTGGGAGGATTGCGGTCTGTGCTGGGTCGTCTGCTTCCTCTGCCGGCGGTAAGCCGGGTTGCTCTGGTGACGCAGCTGACAGTTGAGCCTCGTAGCCCGCCATCTGCGATTGGAATGAGGCGTCGGTCTGGGCAACCAATTGCTCAGTGACCGCCTCGTTGAGCGTGGTGTCGATGCTGTACTCGGTGCCACCGAAGCGGGCTTCGCGTACTTCGAGGGGGTTCAGGACTCCAAGATTGATGTACTGCGCATCGACTTGAGCCATCTGCAGGCGCAGACCCGCTTTTTCCTCGTCGGTCTGGGTGAAGACACTCGGGAAGCGAACACTCCAGGATTCCGGAACTCGTCCTCGGGTGGGGCCTTCGCGGCTGGCGAGGATGTAGGTGAAGACCTCGGTCAGTGGGGTGCGGCAGTAAACCTCCTGCCACTGCTCGACCAGGGAGGCCCAGACGCGTTCCTCGAAGCGGCCTTCCTTACCCAGGCCACCGGGAGAGTCACCCATCAGGATCGAGGCGGGCCAACCCGTGGCTGCTTGGAGATCCTTGATAAAGGGCTCGGTGGCACTGGCCATGTTGGACAGCGCACGGTTGAGGAACTGAAGGTCTTCCTCCTGGTCGACGACCATGCCGCCGTAGACGGAGCGGCTGAGGTTGTTGGCCTCGAGGCGCTTGCGCAGATCCGTCTCGTTTCCGGAAGCAATCCGCTGGAACAGGCCGGGGATCTTGTGGACAAACAGATCCGAGTCCGTGGTCATGGTTTCGAGACCCGACATCGTGGACTCGTAGCGCTTGTAGGCCTCCCAGATCAGCTGAAGGACCGACTGACCCCAGCCGGTGTTGCGGACACGGACGTTCCAGGGCAGATACAGACCATCGAAGCGGGCGACCCGGGTGTTGTGGATGCGGACGTTGGTGTACGAGCCCGTCTGGTTGGGGGTGATCCGCTGGCTGGTAGTGATCCGGTAATGCGAGGGCTTCGAGTAGTCCGTGATCGAGAAGTCCTCGGGGATCAGCTCGTGCCGTGACAGAGGAACGAAGCCGCGAACTGCGCGGATGCGGTTGAGGTCGACCGGTTCCTCCTCGGGGAGACCGTCGTCGATCAACAGGACTAGGCCCGCTCCACCGTAGAGGCGCTGCAGTTTGACGACCTCGGAGAGGGCGTAGTGGAACTGGGTGGCCTGGAGAAAAGTCTCGACACTGCTGATGGTGTTGTTGGCATCAGGCTCGGTGTCGCTGCCCAGGACGATGGTGGTGCGGTGGCGCAGGATCTCATCGGCGATGGCGTCGACGTAGCGACGAGGTACGCCGTGGCTGTAAAGGGCCTCGAGCTCGGATTCTGAGAGGAAGGCTTTTGCTGCTACAGATGTTGCTGTTGTCTTGTCTCGAGATGACAGGCCCATTCCTGTCAACACGTTGACTAAAGCACCATCATTCCGGAAAGTATCGGTAGTGTTTTGCGTCACGACAGCGCAAGACGCGGCGGGATATGCAAAATGTATCGCCAAATTGCAAACTTGCGCACAGGGTGCGAATGCGAGTTAGCGGTATACGAGTTTAGATTCTGGATGCACGAGTTTAGATTCGCGGGGTGCGAGTTTAGATTTCAAGAACACGAGTTTAGATTTCGAGGCCGCTGTTTTCTCTGTTGCAGACTGCGACGGGGACTTTGCTCTGGTCCGTAGGCTGGGAAAGCTGCCACGCCGGCATGTTGGACCATCACATCGATGGATCCCTCCTCTGCTCAAAACGGTGCGCCAAGCTGCGATTTCGGCAGGGGATCCTCGACTCCTGGGGGTCTTCCTGCGCGTATTGCGGTAAGCCAGCCGGAACCTTGGATCATGTCCGTCCTCGGTGCAAAGGGGGGCACACCGTTGCCCACAACCTCATTGCCGCTTGCGCTGAGTGCAATCGAGGTAAAGGGTCAGAGGCGGACTGGAGAACTTGGTTTCGGAGTCAGCCCTCGTGGTCCCCGGACCGAGAAGCCAGTATTTGGGACTGGCTCAACCCGGCATAGTTGCTAGGCTGTTGGTCCAATGATTTCAAGGAATCACTGGGCATTCCGCAGTGTGGAGGCTGCGGTGAGGCGTGCAGGCGCGAGAGCCGGCGCCACCTCCACACCCCAATCAAGGCAGGATCTTGGACGCCAGCCAGAGTGCCAGGCAACACGCCACGACGTAGACGACGAGAAGCTCGAATAGCAGGGGGACAGTCATCGGAGTAGATGTGCAATTACTGCGGTGGTGCCAGCGATAACGACAAACCAGATCGCGGCGTCATAGGGAGGGCCTTGTCTCATTGCTGGCCCTCCAGCTCGGCAGCGATGGCGAGGAGTTTCTGACGGATCTCCACCATCTTTGTCAGCGGCATCGCTTGATTTCTGTCGTGGAACTCTTCTTCAAGGGCGGGCGGCACCACCTGATCCGCAGCAGCGCGGAGGGCGGCAGCAATCATCTCAGTATCGGTGACATCACGATCAAGGTTATCGGCCAGTGTGAAGTAGGCATCCAGCACCGCCTGCGCAGCGGGGGAGAGGTCAGTCATTAATCGGCTTCATGTAGATGCGAACATTGCGACCGAAGCCACAGGTGCCCCAGCGGATGTACCACTTGTTGTCCCAAGGAGATACATGCCCCATCCAGAAGCGTTCAACGTTGTTGGAGTTGAACCACCAGAGCTGGCCGATGCGGCCGGTCTCTGAGTCGATGTATAAATCAGTCATTCGGGCAGGGCCTCCAGGGCGCGGCTGATAAGTTGCCAGTCTTCAGCACGCCAAGCTCCGGTTGTTAGGCGCTGCTGTGCCTCCAGCGCCTGCCGCTTCAAGCTCGGCGGCTTGGGGCGGCGGGCAGCGCGGAGTTCATTGGCGTCCTCTGGCTCCCATTGAGCGCAGCGCACCAGATACTCACAACACGCCTCCAGCTCCTGGTCGGCGCCAGCTTGGAACGCCTGGATCAACAGCACATCGGCATGCTCCCGCTCATCAAACCAGTCGTCCTCCCATTGCTTAAGAAGCTCCGGCGGTGGGGGGATGGGGTGGTCAGTCATTAGTTCTCCCCGCTACGGTTGTTCTCTAGCTTCCCAACACGCTGATGCAGCCTGCCGACGGTATCAGTTAGAAGCTGCAGGCTTCGCCTTAGATCAACAATGACCTCGGCAATGCTTTCGTCCATCTGATCCAGTCGGTCTAGAAGCTGCTTGTCTGGGTCCGGGAAACTAGGCATCGAAGTCCTCTTGGCGAGTGGGGTGGGTGTTGGTGTTCCAAATGGCGCTGCGTCGTTTCTCTCCGCAAGTCGGGCAGTAGTTAACGCGCCAGCTGGTGTCCAAGATGCAGGGCATAGCGAACACGCCGGGTTCATCGGCAAACTGAAACCATTTCAGGTGCGGTCTGATTTCAGGCCAAGCGGCGCAGCAGTCTTCGCTGGTGAGGGTCATTACTCCACCTCCTGTTCGAGCTTCAGCGCGGCCCAGGTGTGTTCGCCCTCCTTGAGCCAGGCCAGCACTTGGCGAATCGCGGCGCGGGCTTCGGGCTCCCAGTTGACGGCCTCGTCGTCCCAGCAGGAAGAGTCTTCGCATCGGCTGATGGCGATGGCCACCCGCTCCACCAGCGAACTCCTAATTGGGAGTGAATTAGGAGTTGGTTGGGAGTCCTCGTCGTCTGGCAGCAGAGCGTTAAAGAATTTCGGGCGGTCTGGGGCTAGCGAGGCGCATGTGTTGGCGAGGC